TTTAAACTTATAGCTACGTTACCTTTGTTCATTTCTTGTTGACCGCCAGCCGCGCCTAACCAATAAGCTAATTTTGTTGGAGAAGCACTTGTACCACCTGTCACTGCTTTATTGTCACTAGTTGCAGAAAAACTAGTTGGTAAGCTAGCTGAAGATTGACCACCAGTTCCTTCTGGTGTAAAAGTATTAAGATCATAGTTAGAAAGAAACCAACAAGCTGTAACGCCTGCAGTTCCTTCGCTTCCTTGACCAACTCTAGGCGTAGCCATATTAAAGGATATTGCATTGGTTGGAAGATTACCTACAAGATTATTAGTATTTAGATTAGTTCTACACGGGCTTATAGCTCCAGCGTTTAATCCGGCTGCTCCTACGGTTATTCTTAGAATAATACTTTGCTCTAAGAAACCAGTTCCGCCATTAGCATCTTGTATTCTAATTGTGAAATCAGTGTATAAACCATTAGCAACTGTATTTGCTGCTTGAGTAACTTCTCCAGTTAAAGAATTTATAGTCCACAAGTCATTACCTAGATCTCCTTGTGGATTACCAGATGTAATACTAAATAATAATTGTTGTTTATTTTTTTCACTACCAACATCTGCTCCACCGTTGTTTAACGTAGAGTATACGCTTGTTGGAACAACTATAGTCGATGCTCTTGATATTTCATAAGGAGCAACTGCTAAAGGTGTGCTACCTGTTAAATCACCTGGAGCTCCAGGAACTATATTAGCTAAGCTTTCTTGAAAAGTAATAATACCAGGTATAGTAACGCCAGAGACTACAGTGTTTACAGTAACACTAAAATCAAAAACATCATTTACGGCAGACGTATCAATGAACGTAAAGTTTTGACGTATTCTAATTCTAAATTTATCTAGTTCTGCTCCAATACCTTCATCTATTCTAAAAGACGAAGTAACATCTACTGCTCCTGATGGATTATTATTTGTTACTGTAAAAGAAGCTATAGAAGTATTAATAAGAGCAGTTCCTTCGTTTGAAAAAGCAGAAAAATAATCTGTAGCCCAAGGTGAACCAGGTGCTCCTGTTGCTAAAGCTGTATCACCTGCAAAGTCTAAAAATTCTCGCATTGACCAATTCATAGGACCAAAAGATGTTGCTCCCTCAAAACCAGTTTGAATGTCTGCGTTTATATCAGCTATTAAACCTACTGTAGTTGTTTCCCAGTATATGTCTAATAGAGAAGTTACAGGCTCTGTTTCATAAACAGCTAAGTAAGGCGTCATATTGTCTGCCGCTGAACCAACAGCTAGACTAGGTTTCCAAAGAGCAGACATGCCTATAGGTTTTTCTAATGTAGATATTCTTGCTATTAAAGGATTAGTATCTATTTGATAAAAAACAAGATCACCATTTATAGCTTGCCCAGTAGCGTTATTACTAGTGCTATCAGATAAATCTAAAAACGCCATATTAAGATCTCCAGCTGTTGCTATAGTAGAAGCAGTGTGACTTAGCGCGTTTTTATTACCTGTTATATTAGGAAAATATTGTATATTTGACGTTTGAGTATTATTAAAAACTCTACCAAATAATTGTACAGAACTTCTATATTGTTTTTGATCAGGTCCAACTTCAGTTAAATCTCTAGGTATTTTATTTATATTATCATTTAATAAAACCGTATGAGCAGTAACATTAATTTCAGAACCTGGAAAATTACCTTCAGTTTTACCAAGTGTAGACTGGCCAGGGTAGCCGTTTAATATACCTGGTAAATAACAATTGTAATATTCTTGCTCTTGTTGTTTAACAACAACTTTATAAGAATACCAACCTGTAGGATTTATAGTATAAGCAAATTTTAAATCTGGAGCATTAACAGAATTATCTTGATATACATCATTTACTCTACCTGTAGTTGTTAGATCGTATTGGCCACCATTTATAGCAACGGTTTTAACTTTTACAAAATCTTCAAATTGACCTCTTAAATAATTTCCAACAACTGGAACGTTTGCGTTATTAGGATAAGTAGTGGTAAAAAGCGCAAAGTCATACACGCCTGAATTTGCGTCACCACTTATAGTAGTACCACCTGGTTTTTGAGCAAAGCCAACGCCGCTAGATAAATTAGTAATAGGTTGAGCATATAGTCCAGGTGTTCCAACGGTGGTATCTAACGTTGAATCAATTGTGTTATTTACTACTACCTGCATCGCGTCTCCAAACCAATTCCCCATGTCTTGAAAAGTAGTATTATAAGGATTGTATATTGTAGATCCAGAAAAGAAAGAACTATCTTGAGTAATTCCAGTGTCAACTTCAGATAATATAACAGGTGATGATCTACCATATTTATCAGCAAGTATAAAACCTATTTGATATGTTCTATTTTGTTTAACTGAATGATTAGGATATTCTATAAAGTTATTAAAAACACCAGTACTACTTTTGTCTACTATAGCACAGTTATAATTAATAGTTTCTGGTGGAGTATGCTTGTCAAAGTAATTAGCATATATTATTCTGTTACCGGCGCTTTCTTGAGCTAAAGCTCTTACTGGTACTTTATCATATACTCTAGTTGTTTGAGCTGGTAAGAGTGTCTTATATGGCTTTCTAGACTGGTATTCGTAACTGTATAACGTTTTGCCATTAAAAGGAACTGCTATATTTGAAACTAAAACACTTTCTAATACTTTAGCTATTAAAGCGTCTGATTCTTTAAACAATAAATCAATTTCTGTTATTTTATAAGTGCTTGCTATTTTATCAGCAGTATCAGGAAGTTCTATATTTAATACAACGTTCTGTACATTGTTCTGCATAAAATCTAAAACAGTAGACCTAAAAGCAGCGTCTTGATCTCCAGCAACAAAATATCCTTTTTGTGTAGGTATATAAGCTATCTGAGTAAACGGAGCCATTAAAGAATACTCTCCATCGTCAAATTTAAATCTATAACTAAACCTAACAAATTTATCTTCTAAGTAATTAGGATCACCAGGCCAAGTTAAATCATCATTTTTGTTAGTCATTGTTGATATTGAAAACAAAATAATAGTACCAATTGCTAGGGCGTTAGCTGGAACAGAACTAATAACTATAGTTGTAAGACCTGTACCCGTGGCATAAGTTGAAGAAACTACAAATATGTATTCGTTTCCATCAATCTCTTTACCAGCCACTGTTGAAGTCACAGTCATACCAGGAGTAATGCTAGCGGTAACGTCACCTGTTACTGTAAAACTAGTTGTAGTAGGAACAGCAATAATTGTAGCTGTAGATTGTCTTATTAAACTTATAGGATTATAAGGATTGTATTTTGCTACCGATATTTGATCTTCAGTAGTATAATAAGTATTGTCTTGTAATGCTTTAGCTATGTTTATTTTTCTTGGTTGATTTCTATTATCAGTCCAAAATAATAATTCTTCTAATAAATTTATTCCATATATAGGAGAATTGATATCAAAGTTTAAGAAAAAGCCTTGAACTAATAAAGTATAATCACCTGAAACAGTGTTGTAAACATATATAAAATGCTTAGCGGTAGATGGTGAAAACGCTGTGCCAGTATAATCAGTCATGAAAACAAATATTTGATTTGTTCCATCGTCTGAAAAACTACCTATAATTTCTAAATCAGCTATAGCTAAGTCAGTATTAGTAACTAAAAGATTACCTGTTATGTTTTCTAAAGCACCAACATCAGAGTCTTCTGATCGTCCAACTGAAATGTTATTAGCATCTCGATATTCTCCATTAGTAAGTATTCTATCGTCTAAATCTTTATTCATTTTAGACTTAAGAAAACTGTTTTTAATTTCAGCCATTTATTATGATTTTATCCATTTAGATTTACCTCTCATTACTTGAACTATCTCATCAAGCTTAACATTAGATAATCTTATCTTAGCGTTTCTAAGCGCTGCTGATTTTTCTTTTTTAAACCTATTAACTACGTACTCATTTACATTTGATCTAGTAGCTAGTATTGCGTGAGCTATATATAAGTATAAAGCTTGCTCTGCCATCTTAGGTATTTTAGTATCTAAGTCATAAGCAAGTCCATCAGATATATACTCTATCATTACAAGTTTACCTGTAAGATCACTAGAAAAGTTTATAGTACCTTGTCTTTCGTCTATGTTAAACCAACCATTTGTTTGTGTTGTAACTGGATCTAGTCCATATCTTTGGCCATAGTAACCATTGTAACCCCAGTTTTCACCCCACCAATCCATAAATAAACCATCGTTTAAATCTTGTTGATTAAAAGCTCCTGTTATAAGTCTAGTGTTAGCGCCTTGCCATCTACTATTAGTTTGTGATGTACCTTCTATGTTTTCACTAAAGTTATCTTGAATTATATTACCTGCTCTATCTTGTACGGGAGAAGCAGAAGGACTGCTTGTTAGTTGAGTAGGGTATATAGTATGTTTAACACCTAACGCATCAATCCATGACATCTTCACATAATTTACATAATCTTGTGGCAGTGTAATTGATAGACTAGGCGGAACACTTAGCTCTTGTGCTTTAACACTTCTTAAAGTATCAAAACTAAACTCTTGTAATCCTCGCTTAGCGTGAAATATTATATCAGTTCTTTTGACGTCTGATATTATTTTTTGATTTCCTACATAACCAACAGTAAAGTTATACACTACATCGTTTAGACTAGTGTACTCGTAACCTCCGTAATTATTAGCTACAGCATCTGCTTTTAATTGAACCTTTACGTAAATACCTAATGGCTGCGCTGCTAGAGCTATAACACTATCACTGTTATTTAAGTTTGTTGTTAATGTAAATACAGCAACATAAGGTATCCAGTTAGAAATACCATTTGTACTAGTATAAATTAAGAAATTATTTAAGCCATAATCAGGATCAGCAGGATTCCAACTAGTAGAACTACCTAAAGACAACTGAGTGTTAAAAGTAAAAGTATAATTAGTTGTTAAATTTACCGATGTATATATGATCTGCGCACCCGCGTAATATTGTAAGTTATTTTCGGTGATTAATCCACCATCAGGTCTTGACATAGTTTAGCTTTTTGAGTTATTTTGTTCTTGCTGTATTTGAGAAGCTGCTACTTGTATAATTGTAGGATCTTTAACCACAACACCAGCATATAATAACACTTTTAATATAACGTTTGTTTGTTCTTTCTTTCCAAGTTCAAAATTAACTGAATTAGTTGGATTGTATTGATAATAGTTTTGACCAGTTGGTATTGTAAAATTCCAGATTATATCTAAAGGTTTTCTAAGATAACTTACCGTAACACTATTAACTATAGTAGTAGGGTATAAAGTAACTTGATTGTTTTCGTATAGATATAAAGGAAAAGTTGTTGTAGGTCTTGTAAGAGGTGAAGAGTTTATATACAGTAATTCATTTCTTTGTATTCTTTCAGCTTCTTGTGTGTCTTGATAAATAACTGTACCAAGCATATAGAAATCTTCAGGCGTTGATGTAACAACTATACCTACTCCAGCAGCTGGAACAGCGTCTAAAACTAAGTTTAAACCACTTATAGTAAAAGCAGCGGTAGATACACCGTTTATAGTAACAGTTATAACGCTTGAGTTTAATTGTGAAGATGTTATTGTTGTAAAAGGATATGAAATTTGATTAGCTACTCCTGTGAAGTTTTGAGTTGTAGCTGCCACACCAGAGGTGGTAGGTAAATTGAATGTGTTTGAATTAGCAGCTATTGGAGTTGCTGATCCTATTGTTTTAAATACAGATATGTCTTCGTCTATGTTTTTTAATCTATCGCCATATTCGCTATCATTATCTGATATTCTTAATTGTTGATTAAGTTCGTCAAAATAATTATTAAAAATCTCAAGTTGAACTTGAGTTCCTATTTTATTAAACTCATCAGGAGTCATATATCCTCTCTGTTCTTTATTAAGTATTAATAAAACTGTTTTGTAAACTATATCTACATTTATTGCCATTGTGTATTTTTATTATAATATTGGGCCCGAGTGATCGAGCCCTATATTAGTATTACAGGTTATGAGAACTTTTTCTCGATAGATTTGTAAACTTCTACCCCTTCATCTGTTTTAAACCATGCAGCTAAAGCAGCATAAGGATTTTCATCAAAAGGAACTGTCATTAGTTTCTTTTTATTAGCACCCCAAACAAAGTCTTTGTTCTTGTTTACTAATTGAATTATTCCTTGTTCTGTTGCTTTAATTCCAAAGTTTCTTAATTGTATATTACTATCTTTAGCTAAACTAATAAATAACTTAGGATCTCTTTTAGCTAGTAATAATATATCTCTTTTTATTTCTTTAGATTGTAATTCATTTACACTTGAACCTACTTCAACTCTTAAGATTGCTTCTGCATGATCTAGATCCATGTTTTTAGCAGCGTTTAAAGCCATGATTTCAACTTCTAAATCTATTAACTCATCTTTAGCAACTGCTACAGGGTTAAATTCAGCGTATCTCATGTTTAAGTCTGGGTGATATAATGATAATAGTTTTTGTAATGCTTGATATTCTGAAGGAACGCTTAACGTACCATCTTTAAACATTATATGAGCTAATGTAACTTCTCCTTTTTGTTCATCAGTAAATGCAGATGCTTGGTTAGTTGCATATCTTAATGCTCTTTGTTCTTTTTTGTCTTCATCAAACCATAATAGAGGATATTTCTCCGTGTGTCTTGATTTAAGTGTATATGTTATAGGCGATTTGTCACCTAGTAAAAAATAGTTTCTATCTTTTATTTCCCAAGTATTGTCTACTTGTACTTCTTTTGTTTTTGTTTTTGACATGATATAATATAATAAAAATTAGTAAAAATAAAGTCAAGGCGCTATTACCGCGCCTTAACCTTACATAAATATTAAGCAGTAAACAATACGAAATTGTTTGCAGCTTGTACACATAAACATCTTTCAGATAAGAAATTTACTTCCATTGCATCTAAAGTAGAAGTTGCAGCACCGCCAACAGAACCTGTTAACCATGATTTCATTCTTCTATCATCTGCTTGTGAAGCTCTATATCTTACGTGTAAGAAAGGACGTCTGATGTTTGTTCCTAGTAATTGATCGTATACTGTAGAAGTTCCAGCTGGAATTAATACACCATCGATATTGTCACCATTAACAAAGTTACCAGAACCACCTCTTGTAGAAGCATCGTTCAAGTATTTCCATGAAGTCTTGTAGAAGTCATAAGAACCTCTTCTGAATCCAGAAAATCCTAAGTTCAACGCCATTTCTTCAGAGTTTTCAAATACACCGTAAGATGTACCTCCAGCTCCGTAAGAGTTTTGTTGTGCTAACATATTATCAAATAATAACTCAGTTTTTCTATCTAAGAAAAGCATGTTTTCTTCAATAGCTCCTTGAGTATCTAAATTCTCTAATACAGAGTCAAAATCTTGTAATGATCCAGCATAGCCAGATAAGATATTACCTCTTGTGTTAATTGCAGAGAATAGACCTTGTGTACCTTTCACAAAGATACCTGCAGCTCCAGTAAATCCTGGAAGAACAGCAGCTCTAGCTCCAGATGCAGCTGTAGTAAGCTCACCTTCAATCATACTCATTTCTAAGTAATCTTCGAAACGTAATCTAGTTTCACCTTCAGCTTTTAAATACCATAGGTAACCAGATGTTCCATCTTCAGCAGCAACTTCAACCCAACCGATTTGTGCAGTATCAGAACCAGATATAGCATATCTAGATTTTAATATGATTGGTGAGTTAGAAAATTGTGTGAAAGAAGGAGTGATAGACTCATTAAGAGGTCCAACAGTTCCTTTAGCATATTCTGAACCATATACAAATACTTTTAATCCAGCAAGAGCTGCACCAGCAGCACCAGGATTAATGTTTGCTTGTGTATAAGCAACAGCAGTAAATGATGTTCCACCAGCACCGCCATAACCAGCGTTAGTAGTTGAATCAGTAACAATTGCTTTTACAGTTCCAGCAGGATTTGCAGGATCCATAACTACAATAGTCATGTTTTGAAAAACAACGTTTACAGCTCCAGCAGGAACAGTAAAGTCACCAGCAGCATTCACAGCTACGTTATCATATGCAATGTGTAATCTATTTTGTTCCGACCAAATTACTTGATCAGATGTCATTGGCATTTCAGCGCCAACCATTCTTAAGAAACCAGAAATAGTTCTGTTTCCATATCTTTCTACTTCAGCCTCATAGACTTCAGGTAGATACTGTTGAGCAAAATCATTTGCACCTCCAGTGTTAAATTGTAGGTAGTTATTCGTCAAAAGTTGTTGTGCTTGTGAAGGTAATAAACTACCAAATTGAGGACTTAATACTCCCATAATTTTAGTTTTTGTTTTTTAGTTAAATTTACTTTTGTTAATTCTTAACTTAGATGTGCTAACGCCGTCTAACGCTTTAACTTTAAACCCTCCTATAAACTGATCGCCTCCTGCAGTTGGACGAGGTCCATCAGCACTTGGATTTTTAGATCCTTCGACTACGGTTTTTATACCATCAGTCTTTCCTTGTTCATAAAAATGATTTATAATCTTATCTACGTTTTGAGCAGCATACATAGCTTTGTGATAACCTTTCGCATCTTTAACATTTCCTTCACTATCCAAGAACTTCTTGACAAAGTTGTTAATATTTGATTGATCTTCTGCAACACCTGATGGATTTTTTATACCATATCTAAATTTCTTTTCTCCGACTTCGAAATCAAAACCTTTGAATTCATCGTTTAAAAGCTCTTTAGTCTCGTTTAAAAATTTACCATGTCGTTGTTCAGCTAATTTCTGATCTTCGTTATAGCGATTGAAAAAATCCATTGCTTTCTTTTGGTCAGGATTATCACTAGGTCTCAACTTGATGTCCTTGTAATATTTATCCTTCATACCGTCTAAAAAGCCTTTAGCTTTTGCAACCTCTTCTTTTTTTGCGAGTTTCTTTTTGCGGATGTCTCGCTCCTCATCTTCTTCCTCATCAAATGAAAAATTCTCCTCCATTACAAATGAAAGATCTTCTTCGGTTAGATGTGGTTTAGTATTTTTGTAATATTCTTTTAATAAAGTATTTTCATCTACATTAGTATAATCAGCATTAAGTCTAGCGTAATCATCTATTGATCCACCAGTCTCTTTCATAAACTCTACTAGTTTTTCGATGTTTTCTGGTAACTGTGCAATTGTTTGCTCTGGCTGTGTGAAAGCTTTTTGCTCTACAACTTCGTCTGTTACATCTTTTAAAGTTGCTTCTTCTTCTGGCTTTTCAATTTCACCAATTTGAATGGGCTCTGGTATTTGTTTTTCCACTTTAGCCAAATCTCCGGCTTGTTTGTCTTCAACCAGTTTTCCTGTTTTTTCGACTGGAACGGCATCTTCTGTTGTTTTTTTAGTTAAATCAACCTTTATAGGTTCGTCTACAAATGATTTCTTTTTTAGTTTAGCTGACTTAATTTTAAAGTCACCTTCTTGTTTTACTTCTTCTGACATGATATGATATTATATAATTAATAAATAGATTATTGAGGTGTAAAAGCCTCTACGCCTAATCCTTCAAGGGCTTGGTTACCAGATTCAAAATTAACTGGTACCGTGTTATTTTTACGTTGAGCGATCATTTCGCTTTGTTGTGTTGCTTGTACTTTAGCTCTTCTATCTTTACGGTCTTCTATATACTGTTCTTTTTGTTTAACAGCACCTAGTTGAACTTCTGCTAATTGTAAATCATAACCAAACTGAATTTCCATTTCTTGTTGTTTGATTTGAGATGCCATTTGCATTCTTTGCATTTCCATTTGAGATTTAGCTTGAGCTTCTTGAACTTCACTTTCTGTTAAAGCTTGATTCTTTTGAACTTCAGCCATAGCGGCTCTTTCAGAAGCTTCAGCGTTAGCATTAGCTTGAGCCTGTATCATTTGTTGTTGCTGAGCTTGTTCTCTTGCTATTTTCTTTTTGCGTTTTTGCTTAAGTAAATCATTAGCTAGTTTAAGGTTTTTGATTTGACGTATGTCAATAGCATCTTCTAAGTCAATACCACCTTTTGATAAAGCAACTTGTATGTTTTGCTCTAATTGAGCTTGTTCTTCTTCTTCTGGCTCTAGCTCTAAGTAGATACCAAAGTCATGAAGGTTTATATTTTGTATTTCATTAAGTGTAGCTGTGTTGTAAATAGATACGCTATTTTTTAATGCGTTTAAAGTTAAAGGAAAGTTTATTGAATCTGCAACTTTAAGAGATATGTTTTCACAAGTTTTAAGAGTTATCCAAAGACTTGAGTTTAATATGTGTTTAGTTGCTATGTTAGAAGCGTTAGCTGCCATTTTTTGTAAACCTACTAAAGCATCTTTATCTGGCATACTACCATCACGAGCTTCATTAAGTCCGGTTACATCTCTTATCATTTGTAGATAATATTGATAAGTTTGTATTAAACCTTGTATCTTAGCTTGACCGCTAGAGCTTGTTAATTCTTGTATAGGTACTTTACCTCTGTTAAGTTCTCCATCTTGAGTAAGTGATCTACCAACTATTGAACCAGTTTGAAAATACATGTTTAAGGCTTCAGCTGCATTGTAATTTGTACCATTGCCTAAATCAACCTCTGCTAAACCATCCATATCTAAGAATACACCATCTGGTACTACTCTTGACAACACTTGTTGTAACTTAAGATGAGTTATCTGTATCATATCAGCAAAACCTGTTATCTTGCTAACTAATGAATCTATACGACCTTGATATATTCTAGGAGCTGCAATAGTGTAACTCATTTCAACCTTAGTAGTATCAGCAAAAGGACGAGTCATATTTTCAGCTAACTCCCATTGTAATATTTGATTATCTAATCCTAATACCTTAGCGCCATTATATAATACCTCTATAGTTCTAGATACTTTAGAGAATGTATCACTTGGTGGTGGATTAAAATCATCAGTCTTTTGAATAGTTTTTTCTAAACCGTAATCAGTTTCTTTTATTTTAAATACTTGGTTATTATAAGTCTTGTATTCAAAAAATAAAACCTGAACAGTATTTGGATCCCATGTATTCCATCCAGAGATTTGATCTCTATTGCCAGGCATATCTTGTATGCGTTTTAATTCTTCAGCTGATAGGTTAGGAAATTGTTTTTTTACTTCTGGAATAGTCATTGACTTAACTTCTCCTACATAGTATATATCTTCAAAATTTGGATCTTCTGTGTAAGAGTATATAAGTTTAGCAGGATCAACGTATTCTATAGTAACGCCGTTTGCTTTATTCCAATGAGTTCTTGAAGCGCCAATACCTAAAACAGTTAAATCATAATTAACTCTACGGTTGATTAAGTCATATCTATTTTTAGCTAATATATTGTTTATTACTTCTTCTTCAGCTATTTCAATTGACTGCTTATAACTTAATTGCATGTGCAGATCTAGCTCATCTTCGTTTTCTGGTAAAGCTTCAGGATCAGGTTGACTAAATAAATCAACGCCTAATGTGTTTTTAAGATCACCTAAATACTGCTTAGCATACATGTCTTCTAGTATTGCATTAGCATAATTAGTTCTCTTTTTCATAGACTCAGGATCTTGAGCGTATGCTTTAATTTCGTATGTTTTATTAGACAAACCATTAACAACTATATCTACAAACTTAGATATAACAGGAACTGGTTTCCAGTCTAAATTTAAATAAGACAAATCACCATTAATAGCTAATTCATCTTTATATTTTTGAACCGATTGTTCTCCTCTAGCATATAATCTTAAGCCGTGAAATCTATTAAATGAAGTTGAAAATCTATTACCTTGGCCACCTTGTCTAAACCACTCGCCTTGTATAGCTAAAGCAACTTGTTTTCCGTAGTCCCGAGAACTTTTTTCTTCGTCACTAACTACTTGACTAGGGAAGGCACTGTTTGGATTTGTATATACTTTCATTTACTTAATTATTTTTGATAATTCACCTTTATTATTATATCTTTTAATTCCAAGATCAATAGGTTTTATTATTAATTTATTAACTGGTGCATACCTATTCTTGTTACAAGCCATTACAGCAAGACCTGAACTAATTGTTGCATCATGTTTAGTTCTATTGTTTATATCAAATACAGCCCAGTCTTCTAATGTTCTTTGAAAATACATATCTCCATACATATCTCCTAAAAATCCAACTCTTGTCTCTATATAAGACTCAATAGCTGCGGCGTGTGCTTGTTTAATATCTTCACTTGAATTAGGTATTCCACCTATTTCTCTTTCTGTTACAGATAACTTCATGTAAGTTTTATCTGGTCTATTCATACTAAAGCCTCTATATCCTCTACGTTTAAAATGATAAAGTAATCTAGGTTTATTATTTTCACATAAAATTGGCATACCATAAAATATACATGCCATAAGAACATCTTCAAAAAATATTTCAGCAGTTTGTGGACGAGCGATATATTCTAAGAAAAAATGATCAGCAGGAGCGTCTTCCATACTGAACTTAGTTAAACCATGTAAAGAACCATTAGAACCTTTACCATCTACTGTTCCTGATATATCATAACTATCACAACCAAAAGCACCCATGTGCTCATTACCTGGATATTTTATACCATTTTTATTTACAACTCTATTCTGTAGATTTAATGGTGGAACCCAAGATATTATAAACCTACCATCCTTGTTTGGTGTGAACATAACTTTTGTATCTCTTATTCCGTTCTCCCATTGAAAACTACCTTGAGTTACTACTCTTTGTTGTTTTAAATCTTCGTTATAATCTATTTGCTCGTATATCTTACTTAGATTAAATAAAGACATTTTAGACTCATCTCTGAACGCGTGTTTTGTTGTGCGTGGAAATTGTCTGTAAAATTCGTTTAATCCATCAGAGTCTTCCTTAAGACCTTCTACTTCATTGTCCCAATATTCTATTACTCCTATTTTAATAGGTACTCCGTGAGGTCCGAGTACTGGTGCTTTTGGGGTGTCGAAGACAGGAAAGCCATAAGCGTCGATGTATCCTTCGTAATTCCATTCCATAGGAATGAACAAAGAATAGAGTCCCGAACGAGTTTGTCCATTCGCATTTCTTTTGTTGACGTTTGAGTCATCGTATAATTTTTTAAAGTTTCTACCACCTTTATCTAAAGCATTTGATGTTGATCCCATCATACACTTTCCAAT